ATGACAAAGATAGAAACAAAAGCTCAATACGATTGGGCAGTAAAAAGAGTTGAGGAATTACTTCCACTGGTTACAGATGAAACCCCTCTGGATAATCCTCACAGTATAGAGTTAGAATTACTTTCTAATCTCGTTGCAGATTATTCTGAGGAGCATTTCGCACTGGGAGAACCAACGCTGGTTGATGTCCTCAAACTTCGTATGTATGAGATGGGACTTAATCAGAAATCTTTAGCAAAATTAATCGGAGTCAGTCCTTCACGCTTGAGTGATTATATTTCCGGTAAATGTGAACCGACCTTGAAAGTAGCCCGCGAAATCAGCCAGAAATTGAATATTGACGCCAATATAGTACTGGGTGTTTAATATGAGTATAGAAAACAGAAAAACCGCTTAATTCACCATGGAATAAGCGGTTTTAAGTCGGAGCCGAAAGCGGGACTCGAACCCGCGACTTACTCATTACGAATGATTATCTAAGAATTATATAAAATCACTGTGTATCAGTTATTTATAATTTAATTTAAGCTGAATAAGGATACTCATTAGAACATTTTTTCTACTTGAATGCCTTCCCTATCCTGTCACCGGATACCCAGCCATCGCCGAACTGGCAGTTCTTGATGTCTACAATATAGACTCCTTTTATCTCCAGTCCTTTACCTTGTGCTTCTTCCAGGTATGTACGTGCATAAGCATCAAAGTTTGCTCCAGAATAAGCGTCTACGGCAAGGATGAGAAAGTTCGCGTCGGTCAGTTCGCCTTTGTAGATTCCTATATTGGCATCCACGAGACTTTGGACGTATCTGTCAGCTTTATCCTTCTGTTCCTGGGATGGCCTGTTTCCTCCGCAGCTTGTAAGTGATAAGAATAGTGCAAATAGTAGCGTCTTATTCATGGCTATTCCTCCATTTTCCCATTTCTGAATGCCATAACCCACCAGTCTCCTCCTTTATCTACGGCACCTCTTGATGCAGTACTTTCCGAGTAAAGATTATAAGCGTTTCCGTTTAGGCTATTTTCTGTTGCACTCCACCAATAGTTGTGCTTCCCCAAAGGTGTGTTTATATATGATTGCCCTTGTGCGTAGGCTCTCATTTCATCTAATGACGGCAGATGCCATTCCATGTTATTCTCCGGGTCGTGATTCATTTCGATACAATGTGCGAAAGCAGGATAATTCTTATAAGAATCCTGCCCATTTGTTGTTTTTTCGAGGTCGTATATTGCTTGGGTTATTTCTTTCCCAGACAATCCAGACTCGCATAACGCTTTATGTCTATACATTGCATTAGACACTGCCCACTGAAGACGTTCTGGGCTTATTGGCTTTCTTGCTTGTGAAACACATATACTTCCAATTCTTACATCGTTAATAGATATAAGAATCGTATCAAACCTGTGTCCTACTTCTATATCTTGATTTTCTAAAGCTGTAAATGTAATTTTGTTTCCGTTTAATTTTAATTTTGAAATCCAATAGGAATCATCTTTAACTGTTAATATTGCTCCTTCTTTTTCAATATCCCTTGTCAGCTCTATTTCTTGGTCTGAATTATGGTAATTTAGACTTATATTATCTAATTGTGGTAATGGCTTGATTTGTTCCGTTGTTAAATTACCATCTTCTTTTGAGCACGAAGCAAGACAAATGGTTAAAGCAAATAAAGGTAAAAATGTTTTCTTCATAACATTATTGGATTAGTTTATGTAATTTAATCTCGTTATTTCATTGTGTTCATTCTAATACTCAATTTTACCAAAGCCATAGCTCTCACAGAAGATAACGGAAAATCTTTTGGCTGATGGTTTTGATTGTAACTTACCAGTTTTATCCAGTCTTCACCTTTTTCTGAATGCTGGACGTATTTTACAGTTAAGTATTCATCTCCATCTAGATCTATTGACACAAGGTACATTTCTCCAAAGAAAATATGACTCATTTCTAAAGGTACCTCCTTATATGCTACGATGTCACCAGATTTAAGTAATGGATACATGGAATCCCCTTTGACATAAACAGCTCCATCGCATTTAGGGATATTTGGAATATTGATTTGTCCAAGGATATTCTGGTCTTTGTTATCGAAGAGGGATTTCAAGTTTGCAGCAGCTTCAACATCATAAAGGGTTATCAATCCGTCTTCCTCTGTTTTTTCTAGGCTTTTAGGGTGAAATATTTGTGTAACTTCAGGTTGTTGACGCAATGGAGTTCCGCGACCAGTTAAAATATAATCTGGATTAATATCCTCCCTTGCAGAACACACAGCAGATAATAAATCAGATGGAAGAGTTTTTTCTTTTCCACCTTTAGTCTTTCCTTCCTTTAATTGTGAAAGTTTAGATTGAGCAGATTTAACTCCGTATTTCTTTTCAATTTCGTATGAAGAAATTCCTGCCTTCTCAATACTCTCAAAAAATCTTTCAATAATTCCCATAATTTTAAAGCTTACATTTGATACTTTAAAATTATAAAGTATCTTTGTAGTGTAACAAGTACGAGATGTTACGGAACAATTGGTTAAACATTCCTCCGAGGAGGTTTAATATATGCACCCATGATAGCTCGTACCTATTGTGGGTGTTTTGATAAGCTATTGTAGAGCCTCCATTCTCTTGTTGAATAAGGTTGAAATGATATTCTAAATAAAAAACGATATGAAAACATTCCACATTATATTATGTATAGCTGATTTAATCTCATTTATCGGTTTATTGATAGCTTCAGAGGTCTGGGTAAACATCTTTTTTGTGCTTTTTATATTCACTATGATTATGCTCATTGCATTGGGAATTATTCTACTGTCTATACCATACGATGAAGACGGTTTCGATTATTCGGATACACTCACAAGCCATCATCCTTTTGTACAGTGGCTGCGAAGGCATCACGGAGTAGATTAAACCTTGGTTTCCATATCGTCAAGTATGCTCATAACCTCCTTTTTCTCTTTTATATCAGTAAGTAGTATAATTCTTTTGTATTCAAATACATCGTCTTTAGACAATTTCACAGGATAGTCTTTGTGTATAATCTTGATTTTCATTATAATTTCATCCATTTTGTCCTTGTCAATATTTGTTTTTGTTAAGCACTCCATACTCTTAAATAGATAATATAACGCAGCTTCGCTATGAGTCTTTCTCTGCTCGTTTACTCCCTGAAAAAAGAATGTGAGGTACATGCTGTGGTATAGAACATTATTCGAATTTTCCTCAATATCTTTTCTGATTGATTTTTTGATTTCCTTTTTCAATATAAAAGCATTGTAAATCTGGATTGCCATATAAATTGTGACAACCAAAGTTAATACTGCTATAGATAAACTTGCTCCATCGCTACTATAAGGCTTTATATCCATTTTGCAAAGCCATAAGGTTGTAACGCTTATTGCTATTGAGGCTATGCCTAATCCTAACGCCCAATTATCTTTCTTCATATAATAATGTATTAAGAAACTTGATGGTTAAATAATGTTATGTACTTTATAATTCTAAAGCTATTTATTTGATACTTTAGGATTATAAAGTATATTTGCATATCGAAACTTTGATACGAAACAAATATAGTAAAAAACAACTAACCCCACACGATTATGAGTACAAAAATCAAGAACCAATTAAAAGAAGTCATGCTGATGGCGTGGACTTTTGTAAAACGTAATGGATTTACAATGAGTGAAGCGATGAAATGCGCCTGGGCAAACATGAAGCTGAAAGCTGCAATGAAGCAAAGAATCGTAAAGTTCTACTTCAAAAAGGTAGATGGTTCTGTTCGTGAAGCCTACGGCACGCTGAAAGAAAATCTGATACCAGCCACATCAGGTGAAAGCAGAAAGAAGAATGACACTGTTCAGGTGTACTTCGATACTGAGAGACAAGAATACAGATGCTTCAAGAAAGCTAACCTTTTAAACATCGCATGACTATGACACGCCACGAAATCGAGGAAGAACTTGACGGGCTGTACAAAGACTTGAACTTCGCCTACAACGCAGATGAAGAGACTTTATGCAGGGCTTTCAATGCTGACAGCAAGCAAGAATACATCAAAGCACTTACTGAAGAGGTGGACAAATACGAAGCCCTTCTTGAAGAATATAACCTGCCTGAAGATGATGGCATGGACTACATCAGCCTTCAGTCATCACAAGGCATGGCAGTGACACACTGGTAACTCACCTACCCTGCTGACGGACTGAACGGCAACCGATAGCGAGAATCGGGCAGGGTTCTACTTGATTGGTTCTTTGACATGATGGAAATTTAGGCTTACCGTTAAGCCTGACGTGAAACGGACGACTGAGTAGCGATAACGGCTGTGTGAAAAGAGTATGAGTAAAGGGCTGCACTAAGCAAACGCAGCATACGAATCACACAGATAACAAAAAGACACTTATACGATTGCAGGTGGCCGTAGGCCGGCTACAAAGACAATCTTCACTGATTAGACACCAGCAAGAACTATATATACCCGTGGCTTACCAGACCTTTGATAAGCAGTAAGGCAACCACCGGAACGCCCACGGGAACGATATTTAATACACACGGTTATGAAAATACTACTTTTTCTCTGTGCATTGTCCGTTCTGGTAATGCACTTCAATCAAGACCTGTCTGCTATGTACTGGATAGGATTTGTCGGGTTTATAATCACTGGTTTTTCAATCGCAAACAGACTGGACAATGAACGAGCTGCAAGAAACAATAAAAAGCATCTGTGATGAATTTGCGGACATCAGTGCCATTCTGACGGCACGCTCAAGGGAACTGGACAGACGGGAGCTGTTCGATAAGGAGATAGAAACCGAAATCAAGAACATTAAAAAGAATAGACATGAAAACAAATGAGGAATTACAGGGTATGACGCATGATGAACTCGTGGCATACACACAGAATCTGCAACGCGAATCCGAAGAATACAGAAAATCAATGCTGTATTACATGGAAGAAGAGAAAAAGATTGAATCGAAGTTTGAGAGTTTCAAGAACATGGTCAAATCGCTGGTTGTACTAGTCGATTAGTTTTTATGGGTTATAGAAAATAGGTAGATGCCCGGCTATGAAAGTCCGGCATTTTCATTGGCAGATAGTTCAGGCGGTAGAATACCATGTAAGGGTTAGCATGGAAGTCACGGGTTCGAGTCCCGTTCTGCCAGCAAACAATCAAATACTTAAACTATGGTTAGAGAAATTACAGTAGACGAAAACTACCAGACAGTACGTCTTTTTGACGAAATGAAGAAAGGGGACATCTACAAGGTTCCCTATGACAAGAAACGGCATACCGGAATCAAACTGGAAGCATCACGCCGCAATCGTGACCTCCGCTTGATCGGGACACTTAAAAACAAAATGGACGTGAAATACCGGGTATCAGCAACAGAGTATCCGGGTTTCTCGGCAATTATCTGCTTAAAATAAAATGCTTATGATAAACGAGGATGTATTGAAAATCGTCTTAAACAACAAGTCCTTCGGGAAATACGAAGCAGCTTCGATAGTAGGCGGTCTCAAAAGGCTGAAAGAATTGTGCGAATCCGGAAGGATAAGATACAAGACCAAAGAAGGCGTGCCACACAGCAGATGGGCTTGTAATGCCTGGGACGTGATAAAACATGCAAAATTGATGTATTAATATATTACTTTAAAACTATTGCGTTATGAGTTTGATTAAGAAATCCAATGAATTAGTAATTCCTTCCACCGTTAAGATGATGATTTACGGTCAGGCAGGTATGGGTAAGACAACAGTAGCATTGAGCGCACCGAAACCGTTGCTGCTCGACTTTGACAATGGCGTGAAACGTGTGAATATGGCACATCTGGACGGTATAGACATCGTACAGGTAAGTTCATGGCAGGATGTACAACAGGTGTTGCAGGAAGACCTTTCGGCATACCAGACAATAGTTGTGGACACCATCGGAAAGATGATGGATTTCATCATTTCTTACAAATGCGGTACACGACAGCCACAAATCAAGGACTGGGGAGGTATCAACGCTGAGTTCTCATGGATGACACGAACCCTTTCATCACTGAACAAGAACGTAGTGTTTGTGGCCCACCGTGACACTCGGAAAGAAGGTGACGACACCGTGTTCATACCTGCTTTAAGAGAAAAATCGTACAACTCTATTGTTACAGAACTTGATTTGCTGGGTTATCTGGAAATGCGCAATGAGAACGGTATGCAGAAGCGTACAATCACATTTGACCCCACATCAAGAAATGACGGGAAAAACACCTGCAATTTGCCGGGACTAATGCAGGTGCCTACAATTCTTGACAAGAATGGAAATCCCACAGCCAAGAACGACTTTATCACTGCAAAGGTAATCATGCCCTACCTGAGCATGTTGCAGGTAAAGAAAGAAGAAGCTGCAAAGTATGATAAGGTCATAGCTGAAATCAAAGAGAACATCGAACTTATTACTGATGCCAGTTCTGCAAATGAGTTTGCGTCAAGAATTAATGAGTTTGAGCATGTAGGCAGTTCCTTGAATATGGCCAGAAATCTGTTTTCAGTAAAAGTAAAAGCTCTCGGGCTGGTATTCGACAAAGAGACAAAGACTTATGCAGACAAAGCAGCCTAAATTCAAGTTCTATGCTACACTTTTGGATGCCTTTACAAGCTATCTGAAAAGTGATGCCATCTGGGAAAGGTATTGGGGATTCAGTGAGAATCCCCCACATACCCCCGAAGAGTTCAGACAGCAGCAGTTTCAGAGCCTGATTGACACTATAAACCGTGTCCCGTTTGATAGTGAAGCAGCCGACAAGGGAACGGCTTTCAATGAGGTAGTCGACTGTATGGTTGAAAACAGGAAATCAGACAAGGTACAGGTGGAAAGACTATTGTCAGACATGCAGGATGGCAAACAGACATTGGTCGGGCTGAGAGCCACCTATAAATACCGTCAGTTCGATTTCCCTATCTCAATCTGCCGTGAGTTTGCAGACTATTACAAAGGGGCCTTGACCCAGCAACGGGTTAAAGCAGTTTTGCCAACATGCTTCGGAGGAGTTCTTCTATATGGTTATATAGATGAACTGATGCCGATGTCAGTACATGACATAAAAACTACCGGAAGTTACTATGTAGGTAAGTTCAAAGACCACTGGCAGCACATGGTTTATCCATACTGTCTGATGCAGAACGGAAGTGATGTAAGGTCATTTGAGTATAATGTTACGGACTTCAAATCAACCTATACTGAAAGCTACACTTTCGTACCGGCACGGGATATACCTATCCTTATAAATCATTGTGAGGACTTTATCCGGTTCTTGAATGACAACAGAGATTTGATAACCGATAAGAAAATTTTTGCAGAAGATGCCTAATCAAATAACTGGACGGCTGGTCTATATTGGCCAGCCCCAAGAAATCCCATCCAAAAGCGGTGGCAACCCGTTTGTGAAACGTGAATTTATTCTTGATGCCACAACCTATGACCCCTATACAGGTGAACGAAGCCAGTACGAGAACGTCCTGCCACTTGAAGTAAGTGGTGACAAATGTGCCGAACTTGACCAGTTCAGAACCAGTGATGTAATAACGGTTTCCTTTGCCCTGCAAGGTCGGGAATGGACAAATCAGGACGGACAACTAAAACGCATGGTGTCCATCCGCTGCTATAAACTGGAAGGCCGTCAGCCAATGCACCAGCCAGCATCCGTGCCAGCACAGCAACCGGCACCGTCACAAACGCCACCCATGGCACAGGCATTTCCACCTGATGTAGATGCGAACGGAAATCCCAAAGACGACTTACCGTTCTAGCCTATGAGCATATTCAATCTGAAGAATGAATACGATATACCCAAGTTCAAGGCTTATGTAAACAAACTGTTCCAGGAGCATGCAGTTGTGGAAGTGAGAAAGAAGCTTCCTAACCGCACGCTATCCCAGAACAGCTATTTGCATCTGCTTTTAGGGTATTTCGGTAGTGAGTACGGTTGCAGCCTTGACGAAGCAAAGATAGACTTCTATAAAAGGATTTGCAACCGTGATTTGTTTGAGAGAAAGACGGTCAACAAGAAAGGAAAGGAAGTAACCTATCTGCGAAGTTCTGCAGAACTGACAACAGGTGAGATGACTTTGAGCATTGACCGCTTTCGTAACTGGAGCGCATCTGTGGCCGGAATTTATCTGCCTTCGGCCAACGAACAACAGATGCTAATTTTTGCACAACAAGAAATCGAGCGTAATAAAGAATTTATATGAAAAAATACAGATTAAAAACAGAAGCAGTTCCATTCTTCGTAGACAAATTAGCGACAGCAATATGCGACATGCAAACATGGAAAGAATATAAAGTTGATGAAAAAGCTCTTGAAGAGGTTGAAGAAGCAAGAATAGAATACGGGAAAAACAAGAATGATGTATGTAAAGATTTAAGCAGTTATGGAGAGAAGGGGGCGCAGTTTCACTTTACTATTGTTTTCCCTTCTATGAAGTTCAAAGAGTACAATGAATTTACTAAAGGTAAAATGATTCGAGATTTAATGAATAGATTATAGAATGAAATAAATATGTTCATGAATGGATTTTACAATAATCAAAAAGAATAATTATGGACAAATTTTTAGGACAAGACATCCCTGAACAGGAACGATGGCAGTTCCTTCAGGACAACGCCGATGCGGTAGAGAAAATCGGATATACTCACCGATTCACCCCTGAAGAACTGGCTCAGAAGAAAGAGACTTTGGCCGAGGTATCAATCACCATCAACGATGTCGAGATGGAGAAGAAAGAGGCTATGGAGAGTTTCAAAGAACGCCTAAAGCCTTTGAATGAAGAAAAACAGGAACTTTTGGACCACATCAAAAGAGGTTCGGAGTTCGTCGAGAATGAAGAATGTGCAAAATTCCTATACCATAAAGAAAAGATGGTAGGATTCTACAACAAGTTAGGTGAACTGGTTTATAGCCGCCCAATCATGCCACAAGAAATGCAGAAGACAGTATTTAGTATTAACCGTAAAACTGGAACAGAATCATGAGTGAAAACAAAATCAATTTGGTAGTACCGAAAGAGTACAATGGTACCCCCATCGAAGTAGTATTGAGAGAAGGTAAAGCATCCGTAGCCCTTGACCCGAAAGAACCGGAGAGAGTAGTTATCAATGGAACGATAGAAGCACCCTTCAGATGGCTGGAAAAGCGTGTCGAACTGATTAATCAGAAATCGGCCAATATCATTGTGAACCGTGATAAGATGTGTCTGGCTTTGACTATTGATGAAACCAATTATTACCAGACAGTAATTAGTGGAGTTTTACAGGCTTCAAAGGAAATGCAGGAGTTCGGTATCAATGCGGAAAGGAAATGGGAACCTATCAAATTGTCCCAGTTCTTCAAGATGCACCGTGCCTTCTTCAAGGATAAGTCTGAGAACATGATGCTGGTTTCCACTTTGAAGAACTTCAAGGCGAAAGTGAATCAGGATATAGAACGTAGCAAAGAGGAAAACGGGAACAAGACGGATAACTATTCTCAAGTGGTTGATTCCAATCTGCCAAAATCGTTCAAACTGAATATCCCTCTTTTCAAAGGTTTTGCCTGTGAAGAAATCGAAGTTGAAATCTACGCCGATGTGGATGGGCGGGAAGTTTCCCTTTCTTTGGTTTCTGCCGGTGCGAATGAGGCCATTGAAGAATACAAGAATAAGGTGATTGACGAACAAATTGAAGCAATCAAAGGTGTTGCACCTGACATCGTAATCATCGAAGTATAATTGACAGCCCGGAAAGACGGGCATCTGGTACCGTGGCGGAACTGGTAGACGCGTCTCAAAATGAGATGGCATAAGGTTGAGAGTGGCCATGTTAAAGCCTTTGTAAGTCCTTGCAGGTTCGAATCCTGCCGGTATCACAAACTAAAATTATGTATTATGCCGTATTACATCAAGAAACCTAAAAAGAAGAAAGAAAAGCCTTTGCCGTTATTTGACAAGGCAGGTATCAAGATTAAGAAGAAGCCGGATTTAGTGGCCAAACTCGACAAAGTTTTCAGCCGCTATATCCGGCTTCGTGATTGTATGCCGAACGGGTATTTCCGTTGTATCTCATGCGGTCAGATAAAGCCATACGAACAGGCAGATTGCGGACACTTCCATTCGCGCCGCCACATGGCCACACGCTTTGACGAGGATAACGCCCACGCAGAATGCCGGGCGTGCAACCGATTCAGTGCCGACCATCTGATACAATATGAAAAGAACCTGAAAGCTAAAATCGGCCAGCTACGATTCGACAAGCTGGCATGGAGAGCAAGCCAGGCGAAGAAATGGACTGATTTTGAATTAATAGAACTCACCAAGTATTACAAGGCTTTGGGAGACAAACTGAGTAAGGAGAAAGGATTATGAGTTATGTTTTACGGGATTACCAGCAGAAGGCCAGTAATGCAGCGGTCAGCTTCTTTGCTAACAGGGCCAAGAAGAACAATGCCATCATGGTACTGCCTACCGGAGCCGGCAAGAGTCTTGTGATAGCCGACATCGCCAGCCGCCTTGAAGGGCACACGCTGGTATTCCAGCCAAGTAAGGAGATACTCGAACAGAACTATCTGAAGCTCTGTTCGTATGGTGTTCTGGATTGTTCCATCTACTCTGCCTCATTCGGACGAAAGGAGATTTCAAGAATAACTTTCGCCACTATCGGAAGCGTAGTCAACCATCCGGAACTCTTCCAGCATTTTCAGAATATCATCATCGACGAGTGCCATCTGGTTAACCCGAAAGACGGAATGTACAAGAGATTTCTTTCGATGCTGAAATGTAAAGTCCTTGGATTGACGGCTACGCCTTACCGGCTTTCATCAAGCAGGGATTTCGGTAGCATGTTGAAGTTCATCACACGTACACGCCCGTGCGTGTTCTCTGAGGTAATCTATCAGGTTCAAATCTCTACTTTATTGGATATGGGGTATCTTTCAAAGCTGAACTATTATCCGATGAATCCTTTGGGATGGAACGAACTTAATCTGAAGGTGAACACTACCGGAGCCGACTACACGGACAAGTCTGTAGTAAAAGAGTATGAGCGTATCGACTTCTACGGGTTTCTGGTAAGTATCGTCCAAAGGCTTATGAATCCCAAGAGCGGTGTAAAACGAAAAGGTATATTGGTTTTCACTCGTTTCTTGAAAGAAGCAGAACGTCTTACCTGGTCCATTCCCGGAACAGCCATCGTTTCAGGAGAAACACCGAAAAAAGAACGCGAACATATCCTTGAAGCGTTCAAGGCTGGAGAAATTCCGGTGGTGGCCAACGTAGGTGTACTTACTACCGGATTTGACTATCCTGAACTGGATACGATTGTCATGGCCCGTCCAACAATGTCGCTGGCTCTTTGGTATCAGATAGTCGGCCGTGCCATCCGTCCGCATCCTAACAAGGAATCCGGCTGGATCGTTGACCTTTGCGGGAATCTGAAACGATTTGGCGAAGTCAAGGATTTACGTCTGGTGGATAGCGGAAACGGTAAATGGGCCGTGTACTCCAATAGCAGACAGTTGACTAACGTAAGATTCTAAGATTATGGAAGGATATATCAAACTAAGCCGCAAGTTCTTCTCGAATGATATGTGGAATGAAGCCCGGACTTTTAGCAGTTGCGAAGCGTGGCTTGACTTGATTCAGTCAGCACGATTTGAGGCAACGCCCCGTATGGAGAGTTTCGGAGGTCGAGAAGTCTCTTATACAAGAGGACAATATCCTGCATCCATAAGATTCTTATCAAAGCGTTGGAAATGGTCTGAGAGGAAAGTACGGACGTTTCTTGCCTTTCTGAGAAGAGAGAACATGATAACTCTTTCCAAGGAACAAGGAATGAATGTAATAACCTTGGTAAAGTACAATGAGTATAATGGCTCAGAGTCTGACACAGTAAGTGACACAAGCAATGACACAATGAGTGACACAAATATCATTCAGGAAATCAATAATTTACGGATACAAGTGACACAGCTAATGACACAAGTGTCGTCACAGCAGGTGACACACCATGCAAAAGAGCCAGAAAAGCGACACACGGGTGACACAAAGCAAATAAAGGAGAAGAATATTATTAAAGAAACTACTACTAACGTAGTAGCAAAGAAAGACGCGGCTAAAGCCGCTACTCTCTCCCGGAAAGAATCCTTCTACCAGTCGTTAGTCCCTTATGTAGGCCAGTACCCGAAAGAAATGATTCGGGCTTTCTTCGATTACTGGAGCGAGCTTAACAAGTCAGAAACCAAGATGCGCTATGAACTGGAAAAGACCTGGGAGCTTCCAAGACGGCTGGCAACCTGGGCCAGTCGTGAGAAAGTGCCTTCAAAAACAGATGTGGGCATAGTTCTGAAGGATAATTCACCGGAAAAATACAAGAAAGGCTGGTAAACATGGAACAGATAAACTTTCAACAGACAATCGAACGGCTCAAAGATACGGGCTTCTCCCCTATTCCTAACGTCGTACAGGTAACCGTTCCGGATGCCAAAAGAGTTCTCTGGGCCGGTATCAGGTACTTCACTGGAGAAAATGCCAGATGGCTTCCTGAGTACGAAGAAGTGGCAGGCTGGCTGGCCGGCAATGAAGGTCGCGGGCTTCTGTGTTTCGGCAACTGCGGACGCGGAAAGACCCTTATCTGCGGAAAGATTCTTCCTTTGCTTCTTAACCATTACTGCCGCAAGGTGGTAAGCTGCTACGATGCACAGCAGATGAACGCTGATTTGGACGCCGTGAAGCAAAAACACATCATCTACGTTGACGATATAGGGACAGAGAATCTTAGTGTCAAATACGGCGAAAAAAGGCTTGCATTCGCTGAGCTGGCAGACGAAGCCGAGAAGAAAGGAAAGCTTCTCATCCTAACTACCAACCTCACGATAGACGAGCTGAGAGAGAAATATGGGGAAAGAACCATTGACCGGCTGAGGGCGATAACGAAAACCGTCCTCTTCAGCGGTGAAAGTCTGAGAAAATGATATGAAAATCACAATCAACTGGGTAACTCGTGACTGGAACCTGATCAGGAGACTACGTGAAAAATACCGTCTCCCACAATACATGAACGTGAACGGACTCACAGAAGCAGAGGTTGACGAAGAGACATTAAGCAATCTCCGCAAGGGTGAGCCAAAGTATTTAATCATCAGAAAAGTAGAGAAATGACAAGACAAGAATCAGAAAGAAAGCTCAATGAGCTGAGAAAGAAGTATATCGCCTTGATTTCATCCATGAACTTTGCCAAAGCACAGAAAATCAAGAGCAAGATTGACTCCCTTGAAAGAGAGCTGGAACCGCATTCCTTGGGAGAGCTTCTTCAGGACTATACACCGGAGTTCAAGGTAGAAATGCTTCGCAAGATGCACAAGCTGTTCATCTACTCAGACTTACTTGAGGGTGCGGCACTGGAGTTCCAGTCTGAACTTGAATCAAACGGAATAGATGCTCAGGTAGTTTTTCAGGTAAAGCGCGTACTGAAAGAACTGAGAAGCATAGTACGAATACCGGATGAAGAGAAAAACGCTTCACTGTCTGACAACTTTGCCGGGATGTGTGATGAAGCCGGACTTGTAGTGAGTAACATAATCAACAAATATCTTGCAAAATGATAACGGAAAATGACCCAATGCTTCCACGTAAAGTGGATTTGGAGAAGAACCCTTCTGGAACCGAACTGAAAATCGCCCAGCATCGGGAACTGGAGAAACATGGAAAGTATGTAGCTATCCCAGGCGACAAGACACGGACGCGAATTTTCGTCCGTAACGGTGAGGATGCTGAGAAGAAGATAGCTGCTTACTTGGAGAGAATCAACAACCGACCTCAAAGATGGAACTGATATGGAAGACGTAAATAAAAAAATATTTATAGAATACGTATCCCACTTGTATAGTACCGATAAAAGCTATGAAGTTATTGGTAAAAGCATTAAAGCTGTAAAGTTATTCCTTGAAAGTGATTATCAGGTAAACCGTAAAGGATACAAGGCTTATATCAGAGAAAATGCAGTTGAATTATCTGATAAGCCATACATTAAAGATGCTCTATGTGGGTTCCTTAATTATCTTGGTATTGGATATTCACGCACACGAAAGGAGAAATCAGTTAAACCTCTGGAGAAGCTAAGCGATGTTTCTGAAAAGAACATGAAACTGATGAATGAATTTGTGTATTACCTTACGCAGGATGAAGATTACTCTCCACACACTCTTGAAATATATTCATTTTCAATTAAGAAATATTTCGAATACGCCAACGAGGTATCAGTTGACAATTACAAGCGTTTTGTACGGATGCTGGAGGATGAGGGATTGTCTCCCAGAACAATACGCCTACGAATTACCGCACTTGAACGTTTCAGCAAATGGATGAAAAAGCCAATAGAGTTGAAGCGCCCGAAGTTCAAGAAGGAGTTGAATACGGAGAATGTTCCGACAGAAGCCGAATACAACCGGCTGCTTGAGTATTTGAAAACTTGTCCTAACAGGGACAGGTACTTCTTCATCAAGATACTGGCTACAACCGGGGCGAGGGTAAGCGAGTTCTTCCAATTCAAATGGGAGGACATCCTTTCCGGTGAAGTCACTCTAAAGGGAAAGGGAAACAAGTACCGGAGATTCTTTTTCAGCAGGCAGTTACAGGCGGAAGTAAAAGCATACGTAAAGGAGAGTCACAAGACTGGATATGTCGCAGTAGGTAAGTGCGGAAGGTTGACACAGAGAAGCTTGTGCCAATCAATGAAAGACTGGGGCGATAAGTGCGGAATAGATAGAAGCAAGATGCATCCTCATGCTTTCCGGCATTTCTTCGCTAAAATGTATCTGAAAAAGAACAATGACGTGGTACAGTTGGCAGACCTGTTAGGACACGGAAGTATTGATACGACAAGAATTTATTTACAGAAAAGTTATGACGAACAAAAAAAAGAATTTAATCGAAGCGTTGTATGGTAGCTTCATGTTCATGGATAACCTTCCGGAATTGATAGACCGGGAAAACATTTACGATGAGACCGGACATGTGGATTTGGAGTTTATGACTGCAATCCTGCAATGGATGTCAAGGATGGCAGAAATAAGTGTGAAAGTACAGAAGTCGTTGAACCGTCTGTTGGGGTGTGACGAACTGGAGCAGAACAACAAGCGCAATAAGGATGATTCTGGAAGTAAATGGAGTGTTGAGGATATTCTTAAACATTGTACGCTTGAAAATAATGTGATGAAACTTCCTCAAGTACAATTTAATAAGAAATCATACGCAGAAGCTAAAAAATGGATTGAAGAAGCCGGAGGTAGCTGGATGGGTGGCAAGGTGCAAGGATTTACATTTCCATTTAATGCAGAACGAGTATTCAATATTCTTCATGAAGGTAAGCGGTGCAATTTACAGCAGGACTTCCAGTTTTTTGCAACACCTCCAGAAGTAGCCGACTGGCTGGTTATGTTGGCCGGTGGTGTGCACGATGATGAAAAGGTTCTGGAACCCAGTGCTGGTACTGGTGCTATCATAGATGCGATTCATCGAAGCTGTCCGGACGTAATTGTAGATTGCTATGAACTTATGCCTGAGAATAAAGAAATTCTATCGAAAAAGGATAATATACGTATTCTTGGAGATGACTTCACGAAGTGTGATATTGCACAGTATGATAAGATTATAGCAAATCCACCATTCAGTAAAAATCAGGACATTCGGCATGTAAGGCGTATGTATGAGTGTTTAAATCCC